CGGCTGAGTACCAGAACTGCGTTGTGAACACCAAGGCGTCCAACAGCGCTATCGTGTTCCTCAACACTGCTGCTGCTCCGATCAACTGCTTCTGGCAGAAGGACGCCATCGAAATCCTGCCCGGTCGTTATGCGGTTCCCGCTGACGCCGGCGCGAACGTGATGCGTGCTTCCACCGATCAGGGCATTGAACTGGTCATGCAGAAGCAGTACGACATCAACACGATGAAGACTCGCTACCGCCTTGACACGCTCTTCGGAGTCGTGAACAAGCAGCCGGAAATGAGCGGGATCATCTTGTTCGGTCAGGTTTAACCTGAGATACACGGCGGGAGGGTGGTTGACTCTGCCCTCCCGCTTGTGTATCAACTGTTTATGCCTCTCAAAAAAGGATATTCGCAGAAGACGATCTCCAAAAATATCAGTAAGGAGATGAAGGCTGGATACCCGCAGAAGCAAGCCGTTGCGATGGCTTTAAGCTCTGCCCGTAAGTCTCGTGTCGCCGCTGGAAAGCCTATTGGGAGGGCAAGAAAGTAATGGAGTTTCCAGCACTGGTTTACAAAGCGGAGGGAAAGTACATTCGTCCTCGTGGGACGTATGACTTCACTGGGGTAAATAGCCAGGACGAGCTTGATGCAAGGCTCAGTGAAGGCTGGTTTGAGAGTTTAGAGGCTGCCATTGAAGGCAAAACAGCCACACCTGAGCCCGTAAAAGCCGTTTCTGAGCCTGTGTTGGATGACTTCGCTCCTCCTACTAGGGAAGAGTTGGAAACCAAGGCTACAGAGCTTGGAATCAAGTTTGATGGACGGTATTCTGACAAGAAGATCGCCCAAATGATCGACGAGGCACTCGCCAAATGAGCTTCACCAAGAGACAGATTATTGAGCAGGCATTCGAGGAAATGGGGTTGGCGTCGTACATTTTCGACATCACCGCTGGCCAGCTCGAAAGCGCACTCAAGCGTCTGGACCTCATGGTGGCTTCCTGGCAGACGCTCAACATCCAAATCGGCTACCCTCTCCCTGCAAGCCCGGGAGACAGCAACATAGATGAGGAAATCCAAACCTCAGCCAACAATAATGAAGCACTGGTTCTTAACCTTGCTGTTCGTCTTGCTCCTTCTTACGGAAAGTCTCTTTCGCCCGATACGAAGACTACTGCGAAAGCTCTCTACAACCAGCTTCTGATTGAGGCTGCGATGCCGTATGAGCAACAGTTTGTGAGGACTCTGCCCCTTGGTGCCGGTTACAAGCGCACCGATCAGGTGTTTGTCAATGTGCCGGACCTTAACCCGCTGGTTGTCGAGAACAACGACCAGATGCTCTTCAAGAACTCTTAGCCATGGCTATCGAACGACTTTCTCTTACGGACACCATTACGGGGTCCACTTACTTTGCGGTCAACGTCAACAACCAAGACTACCGTGCTGCCGCTGACACTGTCGCCCAGTACATCCAGTCCCAAGGGGCTGCCGGGGATGGCAAGATCATCCAGTACTCCGGGCCTACTGCAACTGGGTTCACGACGACCATCACTGACAGCAGTGCGAGTGTGTGGCTCGTGTTGACGCCCAACGCCACACTGGCTGCCGGCACGATCATCCTGCCGAATGTGGCCAACTGCGTGGAGCAACAAGAGATCCTTGTGAGTTCGTCTCAAACGGTGACGGCCCTGACGATCAACCTGAATGGTGCTCTGGGCGTTGGAACTCCTACGACCATCTCCTCTGGCGGCTTCTTCAGGCTGCGCTTTGAACCAATTCTCAAGACCTGGTATCGTGTTGGCTAACTGTTGAATTTATGGGACTCGCTTTTCAACCCGCTTACAATCTTGGCGTCACTGTCACGCCGAATGTCACCTCTCAATCTGTCACTCTGGGATTCACTTCCGAGTCTGTGGTGTTCACCAACCTCGGCTCCACTGTGGTCTATGTCCGCGTGGGCAACTCTGTTACTGGTACGCCGGCAACGACTGCTGGGTATCCAGTGCTCGTTGGCTCACAGGTGAGCATTGGCAAGGATCAGGACGATGACACTGTCTCGTTCATCTCCCCCGGGGGAGCTGGTTCACTGCACATCATCCAAGGAATTGGCCTGTGATTCGGTTCCTGTCCAGACGCCGGTCAAAGACGCCCGCTACTGCTGGAGGGGTAACGCCTCCTCCAGTGACGTTCACTTACCTGCGTCCCGGTGGAGTGGATAGCTACAATCGTCCTGACGGCACCTCAATTTACATCAGACCCTAGTTATGCCTGACCTTACAGTTTCAGCCGATATTGACTCTTTCATGCAGTCAGCCAACAAGGCTGCTGCTGTTTCCTTCCTTGGCGCTCTGACGACCACTCAGATTGCAGGTCTGTCCACGACTGCCCCTGCTGCGCTTGCTACGGCTCCGGTTGTTGGCCTGAGCACGTTTGCTGCTCGTGGCGATCATCAGCACATCTTCCCAACTGCTGCTGAAGTGGGTGCACTGGGTGCTACCGCTGCTGCTGGAGGTGACCTGACTGGAAACTATCCCAACCCAACCTTGGCAGCGATTACGACTGCTCAAGCCGGAGTGGGAAGTTCGACGCAGATTCCGGTGTTGAGTATTGACGCCAAAGGCCGCGTGACTGCGCTTACGAGTGTTACTGCTGCGGGTGGCACGGCTACGCCAACAGATGTGCAGGTATTCACTTCGAGTGGCACATGGACAAAGCCAGCTAATGCAGTGTCTGTAAGCCTAATGATGTTTGGTGGAGGAGGGGGTGGTGGCAGCGGCGGAAGAAACGCATCGCAAGCGGCTGCTCGCGTTGGCGGCGGCGGCGGCGCTGGCGGCGGTTATTTTCATGCGGTCGTCCCGGCTTCTGCGTTTTCGGCTACGGAAACCGTGATTGTTGGTGCAGGCAACGCAGGTGGTGCTGCACGCACCAGTGATGCTGCGGGTGCCAATGGAACTTCTGGAGGAACGTCTCAGTTTGGCAGCTTTCGCGCCATTGGAGGTGGTGGCGGCGCGGGCACTGGCGCGGCTGGAACTTCCGTGCAGCAGGCGAACAATGGTGGGCCAGGTCAGTCCAATGGCAGCGCCGGAACTGCTGGTGTTCCCTCATCCGTCAGCGTTGTATTCCAACCGGGTGGACCTGGTGGCGGTGGCGGTGGCGGTCTTGCTTCTGGTGGCGCAGTGCCTGTTGCAGGTGGTGCTGGAGGTCGCAGTTCGTCGCTAGACCTTGTTGGAGGAACTGCTGGTCTGGCGAACTCAGCAGGCGGGAATGGCATCGCCGCGCCGGCAGGGTACACTGCTCCAGGCTCAGGTGGTGGTGGTGGTGGCTCATCCGCTGCTGGTAATGGGGGTAATGGGGGTAATGGTGGCTTTCCTGCGGGTGGTGGTGGTGGTGGTGGCGCAACCGAAACCGGCACACAATCCGGTGCAGGCGGTGCAGGCGGTGCAGGGCTTGTGGTGATTACAACATATTTCTAAGCATGAACTACGCTATTGTTGATGATGCCACTAAGGTGGTCCAAAACGTCATTGTCTGGGATGGAGTGACACCTTTTACTCCTCCCGCTGGAACCACTCTTGTGAATGTCGATGGCATTCCTTGTGGTCCAGGCTGGATCGAGCAGCCTGACGGTTCATTCTTGCCTCCTCCTGACGAGTCCAATGGCTAAAAAGCAGGTCAACCTCTCTGTGTCCAAGGGTGAGAAGCTGCCTGTCTCTAAAGGAGCAGGGCTGACTGCCAAGGGGCGAGCCAAGTACAACGCTGCTACTGGCAGCAACCTCAAGGCTCCGGCTCCTAATCCAAAGACCAAGGCAGACGCAGGCCGCAAGAAGTCCTTCTGCGCTCGTATGAGCGGGATGCCCGGTCCTATGAAGGACGAAAAGGGACGGCCTACACGTAAAGCTGCATCACTCAAACGCTGGAACTGCAAATGAAAGACGGACTTTACAAGAACATCCATCAGAAACGCGAACGCATCGAGGCTGGATCGAAGGAGCGGATGCGCAAGCCTGGTTCCAAGGGAGCGCCAACTGCTGCTGCATTTAAGGCTTCTGCCAAGACCGCGAAGAAGAAGTAATGCAAGTCCCAATCCTCAACGGCATCTACACAGACACTGCTGGGGACTTCCGCGTGGAATACCCACGCAACATGGTGCCTGTCATCCTCAAGTCAGGCATCTCTGATGGTTACTTCCGTCCTGCTGACGGGATCGTGAGCCTAGGCACTGGCCCCGGGATCGACCGTGGAGGCATCGAGTGGCAAGGGCTGCTGTACCGCGTGATGGGCACAAAGCTGGTGTCTATCTCCAGCCTGAATGTTGTGACGGTCATAGGTGATGTAGGTGGCACAGGACAGGTCACCTTTGACTACTCCTTTGACTACTTGGCCGTCGCCTCAGGCGGGAACCTGTTCCTGTATCGGCCAAGCACAGGGCTGCAACAGGTCACTGACCCTGACCTAGGCACAGTTGTCGATGTCGTCTGGGTGGACGGGTACTTTATGACGACAGACGGAGAGTTCTTGATCGTCACAGAACTCAATGACCCCTTCTCAGTCAACCCGCTCAAGTATGGGTCTGCTGAAGCCGATCCTGACCCGATTGTGGCCCTGCTGAAGGTCCGCAACGAGGTCTACGCGCTCAACCGGCACACCATCGAAGTCTTCGACAACGTGGGAGGCTCTTTGTTCCCGTTTCAACGGGTAGAAGGAGCCCAGGTGCAGCGTGGAGCCATCGGCACTCATGCCTGTTGCAACTTCATGGAGTCCATTGCGTTCATCGGTGGAGGACGTAACGAGGCTCCTGCTGTCTGGCTCATTAGTGGCAGCAACGCTCAAAAGATCTCCACTCGGGAGATTGACTTGATCCTCGAAGAGTTCACTGAGACGCAACTCTCCAACGTGCTCGTCGAGTCCCGGGTAGACAAGGGCTACAGGCACCTTTACATCCACCTTCCCAACCGGACTCTCGTGTTTGACGCAGAGGCCACTACAAAGGCCGGGATGCCCGTCTGGTTCACGTTGACGAGCAGTCTTGTTGGTAACTCTCTGTACAGGGCAAGAAATCTGGTGTGGGTGTACAATAAGTGGGTGGTTGGCGATCCTTCCAGCGTCTCCTTTGGCTACCTGTCTGACTCGCTCTCGTCCCACTGGGGAGTCCTCAACGGCTGGGAGTTTGCGACGATCATTCTCTATAACGAAAGCCGGGGCCTAATCTTTCACGAGATGGAACTGATTGCACTCACCGGCAATGCCATCTTTGGCACTGACCCAAGTATATTCACTTCGTACACTGAGGACGGGTTGACTTACAGCCAGGAGCGAGTGTGCAAGGCCGGCGTGACTGGTGTGCGTGGCAAGAGGCTCTCGTGGCTTCAGCAGGGACGCATGAGGCAGTGGAGGGCACAGAAGTTCAGGGGAACCAGTGACGCACAGCTTTCTGTGGCGAGACTTGAGGCAAGGATTGAACCGCTTGCGGTATGATCGAGGGACCGTACAAGATCACTCGTAATGAGCTGGCCCAGTTCCTGCCCTCTCAACGGGCGATCCGGGCTTTTGAGCAGCTTTTCGAGCTTATCCCATCCAGTCTGAACGACAGCACTGAGATCGTTCAGGAAGTCTCAATCAACGCACAGAATGCCGATTCTAAGGCTGTTCAGGCACTGTCCGCTATATCGAGGCTTGCTGACGCTGTAGAGCTTCTGGCACTGGCTCCAAACAGCATCCCTGCATTCCCTGAGACTGACATTGCGCCTCCTGTCGCTGTGGTGAATCAGCAGCCTGACATTCTGCCTCCTGTTATCAACGAGGTGAGGCGTAAACGCTACGGAGTGTTTCACAGCACCCAGCTCCAGACTGCCACTGTCATCAACACGGCGTATCCCATGACGCTGAATGCGACAGACATCTCGTTCGGCGTGTACATCGGCACTCCCAACAGCCGGGTGTACATTGATACTGAAGGCTTTTACAACTTTCAGTTTTCAGCACAACTCGACAAACTGTCTGGAGGTGTGGGGGCTGTCTTTATTTGGCCTAGAATCAACGGCGTTGACATTCCAGACAGTGCGACTAAAGTTCGAATCCAAGGCAACGACGCAGAGACAGTTGCCGCGTGGAACTTTGTGCTGTCAGTAAACGCTGGAGACTACTTCGAGCTTGTCTGGAGCACAGATGACCTGAATTGCCAGATATTTGCCTCGGCAGCAAGTCCTCCGGTCCCAGCGATTCCTTCGCTGATCCTCACTGTTACCGACAACATCTCTTAATTATGGCAGTCACCGTCAAAAACATCATTCCACCGAAACAGGCTGAGAACACTCAGACTGCCCAGTACACGGCTACGAACTGTAAGACGATCATCGACAAGTTCACGGTGAC